GGCATCCGTCTCCTTCTCAATTGTTCTCCGCTAGCTGATGTGACTAGCGGAGCGTGCTTAAATGACTAACAAATACTACATGCGTTAGGCGTGGTTGGCGCTGGCATGTTGGCGCAATCGATCGTTACCACAGGGCAAGGTGGACATGTTGCACCAGTTCCGCCTTGAAGCTGCGACAACAGGATGATCTTGAAGAAGGAGTTACCGTCTTCAATTCCTGTGCCAACAATGTTAACAGTACCCTGAACAGGAGTTCCAGCTCCTGCGAGAACATTGTACGCCATGGTAACAAGATCTCCTTTTTGGAGAGTTATCAAGCTATCAAGAATCACATTTTGTGAGTTGAAGAAGCTTATAAATGGCGCATATATTTCGCGGACAAGGATCCCATTAACGTACACCTGAGGATTTGCCACAGGACTACCCAATATGGGACCATTGCTTGGATTAACAGCAGTAATATTTACCTTGAAGGTAAAGTCATAGTAGCCGGAAACAGGAGCTGTGTAGCTTGTGCTTGGCGTCAGAATGATGTTGTTATTAGGATCATCAACAATATTGGTAAAATTAAGCTGAGTTCCCAAGGTATAGACAGCGTTGCTGCCATAGTTAACGGTTGCGCGATAGGTAGTAGAAGGGATAAAGTTTGGAACATTCAAGTTAGTTATACATGCATTCGTGAAGTTGGCATTTGTTGAGTTGAGCGAGTTGAAGTAGCCTTGCGCTCCCCACACTTGAGAAGCCTGTAACTTATTAGCTACACATGAGTTGTAAGCATTTGCTTGCTGAAACTGGCCACAATTTGCATTGAGACACGTTACGCACGCTTTGTCGAGATTGAGTTGATTTGATGGTAATGGACAATTCATAGATGACTCCTAACACGACCGTAGCTGTACGGCCAACATCCCCGTGAATAGTTTTCCTTATCTCCGCCTGCCCGGCGTAGCCTTAACTTTCGTTATCTCTTCGAGGGCGAAGCCTGGGTGAATAATATCTTATTCCCGAGATGCTTTTTTACCTAAAGAATCGATATAAGGGCTAGAGTAATAACCTAAACGAGGGTACTCATGATGAACTGCCTGCCGCGGCAAATTGGCCATAGCAGCTTGGTCCTCGCGAACCATACCACCATCCGCCAATTCTTGTCGACGACGAGGATCACATGTCTCTTCAGGATACGGTATAGCCATTAGCTTACGATCTTCACGCACCAGTTCGTCATTAAATACCTTTGCGTAATTACTGCGCGATTCTGCGCGATTCGGCGCGCGAACCGGCTCATGGTCTTCTCGGGGCTTCACTCGCCCATAAGTCATGAATATGTCGAGCATCCTAGGCATAGTTATACCTTCTTAGGAAGGAAGTTCTTGGCGCGCTGTGAATCATCATGGTCCATTTGCTTATCAACGCCACGAATTGTGTCATCGATACCTTCGGGAAGATACGGACCGGTACGAGGATAGGGCTTAATCATGACTTCTTGCGGCAGGTTGGCAATGGCACGATGATCTTCGTGGATCATGCCAGCATCTTCCATTTCCATACGGCGACGGCTATCCATACCTGAATAGTAATCATGATGTTTGAAATTTCCGATAACTCCGCCATCATCTGAACCGCGAGCGGATGATCCACGTACTGATGAATAATGTCTTTTAGCCATAGGGGCTCCTAGAGTAACTGCAAACCCCTACTTCGCTAAAGCTTCGTAGGGTTGCAAGGTTGTACCTCTTACCAGGACCATCTCGCGATAGGCGAGTGGATGTAAGTGGATTACCCTTAAGGACCAAATGTGGACAATAGCAAGCATCTGTAGACAAGTTGTCGACAGTTTGGAGACAACTGAACTACTCGGAAAACTACTAGGACTCATTTTGTTGTTGCAGTACGTCCTAGTTAATTTCGGAGTAGACAAACGTAGACATTGTACTAGATTACTTTCCAAGCTGAATCATTGGCAGAGGATTATCTAAATGGAATATAGTCTCAAAGAATCATTGTGTTTAATTAGACAACTGAAAACCAATATATGTTTCCTGTCTCAAGGAGATCGAGAGCTCAAGAGAACTCCCTATCGCAAGCGCTTGATTAAGAATCTTAAAAGTGCCTTTGAAATAGCAGACGCGCTTGACTCACTATTCTGCACGATGCTTTTCGATGAAGAGGAAATGGAAAGGATCCTTAAGGCTCAGCAAGAGGAAGAGGATTTCATTACTCAAACCATACAATGTAGTAAGATTCCTTCGCGCAAGCGCTTTGCCAAGGGTCGTATATTATAAAGCAGCGGTCGTTTTGTGAGGAAGCGCTACACAAGAGTGCTACGACGCTCATAATATTCATATGATCTGTTGTTCCTGTTGAAGTTTGCCTTCTTCCTTAATCTTCATCATATCGGCAACTCTAATAAGTGTCTCTATATGGCCAATGTCGATTCCCTCGAGTTCTTTTGCACCCCGTATCAGATCGAGAATTGCCATATAGTGATCTTTTTCAGCAGCAGCAGAACGCTCTTCTGCCAGCGCCTGGTTCTCTTTGACCCGACTAAGACGTTCGAGACCAAGACCTTGATCGGCGATGGAGCGAGATTTCGCCAATTCGGTGCGAGCTTCCTGCTCTTTAATCGCGGCTTGCATTTGCATCTGCTGCATCTGTTGCGCCTGTTGCTTCTGGGCGTTAATAGCTTCGAGCAACTTCTTCTTGTCCTGGATAATAGCAGCATCCAAAAGCGACTCATCAGGTATTGGAACCCCAAGTTCGCGCAATTGCAAGAGCTGAGCGAATTGCATCTGCTTCTGAGTCGTCGTATTAAAGCCTTCTTCAATGGCGCAGCCATATTTTCCAAACGCCTTCGAATAGAATTGAGGGGCAGGCTGTTGGCCCTCGAGGATCTTTTGCACCTTGCCTGGTGTAAAATTAGCCTGAATCAATTGAATCATCAAGTTGCCCAAGAGCTTCTGTGCATGGTCGAGATTATCGAATAATCCCTGAAGGGTGGTAAGTCCAGCCCCTTGCCTCAACATAGAGAGAATTCCTGCCTTGTCATCGACCGCTGAGCCGAGCAACTCTTCATTGACGCCCGAAATCTCTTGGATTTCCTGACCCATGATCTTTGATAGCTCAATCATTGATGGTGGCACTTGAGGAGCCTGAATCTGTATAACATCGGTCATATTCGCTTCTTCTTTGAGAGCGAGTCCTCGGCCCTGTCCCGTCAGTTGCCAGACGTCTTTAGGATTTACCAGAGCGTTCTCTTTATAGATGAAGCCCGAGTTTATTTGAGACTCAAGAATATCGAGTTCTATAACTTTGCGACGATTATAGAGATACTGCGCATCACGCATACCACGAACAAGACCTTGAACGCGAGTTGGGAAATAGGGAAGCTCTGGAGCATAATACGAGAAGACAGGTATAAAGGGGTAGAGATCTGTACCATTAGGATTATTCCCATCGTAGAATACTTTTCCTTGGATAACGATCGCTAATTTAACGGTAGGAATCTCTTGCTCTAAAAGTACGAGGTTAGGGTACGTCTGCATATAGAACTTGAGCTGGTCGTCATTGCCGCCTCCAGGCCATTCCATAATCTCACCCGTCTGAGGATCACAGATAACCTTCTGCTTACGGTAATCGCGATACCAGAATTCGTCATAACTCAACAGATTTTTCATGCCATAGTTATAAGATTCCGGCATGAATTGGAACTTGCCATCTCTACCAGTTCCTGAATCAAGCCCTTGAAGCCCAAGGATCTCGTCAGTTTGACCTGGCAGAAGTGATATTGCCTCACGCTTGGTCAGGAATGACCGCTTCCATATGGCACGACAATCGGAAAGATCAGTTTTTCGGAAGTAGGGATCGATAAGGAAGCTATTGTAGCTACAGTTATCAACTCGTATATTCCCCGAAACAGGATCAGTACGATAATCCATCCATACATGGAGCAAGTTCATACCCGTAACGAGCGATCCTTCAAATGCATTAGATATCGATTCAAGCACATTTTCATGCTGGTTGAGCCACATGAGAATCTTCGTGAACTGATCAGCAGTCTCTGCATCACCATTCTCGATGGGCGTCACAACAGTCGACTTGCGATTCTTGCGCTGATAGCCCGAGATCATATTGATTACTCGTCTGATTCTATTAAAAGTAAATTGCCTTCTGCGATTAGCAGGTAAATTCCCATAGAGATCATTATAGACCGTCTGGTCAAACTGCCAGAATCGGGTGTCCGTATCTGCCTCTCCCCAAAATGACTGGTTAATCGTTATGCTTTCGGCGTAAAACGATTCCATCAACGCGAGTATATTGCGATGAGGTTCGTCGTAATATTGGGGCCCAAGTTGGGGGAAGAGCATAATAGTGTCCTCGAATCAGCGTACTTAAGTCGAGGACACCCTATGCCCCAAATATGGAAATTAGCAAGTCTTCGCTTGGCTACGATGGAATTTCAAGAGAAGCGCCAAGCTACGCCGTGCAAGCAATACTTAGTAGTTTCCGGAATATTCGAACTCTTTTGCCTTCTCTGCCTTCTTCTTATTCTTCTCGTCGAGCAGCTTTTTGATATGCGGATAACGATATCCCACAAGATAGGCCGAAAGATCGAGCGACAAGGTAGCAAGGAGTGCATCCATATCATCATCTGGGTGGCCCGTCTTGTGGATATTATAGAGCGAATCGAGATGTCGTAGATGGTATTGAGGAACAAGTATCGTAAGAGGTATGAGATTGCCAAAGTTGGTAATCCATCCATCCTGTCCCTTAGCTCCAGTTCTGATCTTAGAACGCAGCGTATCACAGAGCCAGCACGCGCAGGTCTTGTAGTCATACTTAACTACAGCTGGATTATCTCCCAATTCAGGGAAAACTCCCTTGTTGTTGTTATATTCATAGGTGTGATTCATGACTCTCCTCAGTAGGAAGACATACACCACTCGCTTAACGCGAGATGGGGTAAGAGTATTACAGATAACATTAATAAGGTGGCAAATCATCTCTAAATATCGAAGGCAAATTGGCATTATCTCCGTAGAGCGCGGCGTTTCGGCGTCGCTCAAAATCTTCAGGGCTTTCCCCTCTCCTCAAAAGGTGCAACGATATGCACAGATATCGTAGGCAATCAGCCCAATGGGAGGACCAGTCATGCAGTGGCTCATTATGGTAAACCTTATTCTTATGGTCGTATTTTTGACGGTAGTTTTCGATGGCCTTGAGGAACGATGAGCAGCTGCTGTCTACCCAAATCTTAGCAAGCGAGCTCCGAACAGCTTCAATACCGTCCTCAAGCGTCACCTTGGGATGACCAGGAGCTATCGTGAACGTGATTCCGAGCTGACGAGCCTTCTCCCAGCGCGTTATACCTGATCCAAACTCTTTAACCCGAATGTCATGAGGAGCTATATGCTTGCCATAATCATATGGCTTCTGCTTGACCACCTTGATGTAGTGCTCTAATCCAACCTTAGAATTTTCATAGCTGTCAATTATTCTTACAGTCTGTCCGATTATCTGTACAAATAGAATCGTAGTCGAATCGGATACTCCCAAGTCCCAAGCAGTATGTACTTCATGCGCAGGTTCCCATGGAACGTCGCCAATCTGGCCGCGCAGGCGCATACGATCAAGGTACTTGGTGTAATATGCACCTTCGACGCCCATCTCAAAGCTGCAATAATATTCTTGTTGTATTAAATCATCGGACATTAACCCTTCTGACTTCTCCTTCTCGATGAAGGAGAGGGGAATATGATTAGTTTGCTCTACCGAGAGTTTGAGACAATACCATTCTGGATTTGTCCGGGCAATTTCATAGAGCGTAAAGAGGTGATTCTTTCCCCGTGGAGTCGATACAAATAGACTCCAACCATTATTAGCAACCAAAATAGGGCGAAGGAACTGATAAGCACGAGGATCTTGGATCGCATATTCACTGAATACTACTCCTTGTGGGTTAGTACCAACCAGTGAGTCAACGTTATCACTTCCCACGATTTGTATCAACGAGCCATTCTTGAGATTGATCTTCATCTCTTGGGAATTGGTGGAATCGATGATCTCCTTGGGAATATATTCAAGGAAGCGCTCGCCCGTGTTGGTAATTGCATCCCATATGACCATTTTGCCTTGTCGGTAGGTCGGGAATATGTACCAATAAGTGCCCACCTTCTTAAGCGCAGCGCGTATCATGACATTAAACGCACAGACGTCTTTACCAGCTCGACGGGGCAATATACACAAGACGCGCTTATAACCCTTGTTGAGTATCGCGTCCATGATAGGAATCTGATATTCACGAGGCTTAAAGCGGTTGAGATGAACGGTCGTCATTACGGACATTAAGGCCTCTGTTTGAATACAGAGACCGTAAGCCCATAACGTGATGAAAGTAAATAGTATTCTAAGTATATTCATATATTATTAATGAGGACGACGCGCTGTTGATTCAGATGCTATTTCGTGTGCCACGAGGCCCTCTCGCTGTTGATTCAATTGTGAAAAGGTGTAATCTACCAGCACCTTGCCTACTAAAAACAGCACAATAAAGACAGAGATAAGAGATGCTATATGGATAAGGAAGCACCTATAGCTCGTATCATGATCACATATTCTTTTTTCAGTACAACAACAGCTCATTATTCCCCCTCCTTATTCTCGAACATACCCGCAGTCATCGGTCCCCTCTCAGTGACTCAAAGGGTTTGTAGCTTTTAGGCTTTTGGAATAAGCGCGCCAAGATATAAATCTCTAAGCACAAATCTTCTAAGTCCTGCTTCTCTTGAGGCTGACTAAAATCACTTCCAAGCATCCTTCGAAATGAATTTGAATTTTCAAGAAGGATATTAACTGCTTCTTCATACGATATGTCATTTAAATTGTGCTTTTTGAACATACTCATTCCTTATTCTCGGACTTTTCGATACGACCATTCTTGGTTAGGGAGCGTGATGCTTTCGAACTTGTCGATAATCGCCTTCTCAATAACCGCTGCGACTCCCTTATCAATGGGATGGAACATACTGAACTGCGACTTGCCCATCTTGCGTTGCGGATAGACCACATAGTACACGCCATCAGGAGCCACCATAATAGCGATAGATCCGAGATATATGGCGTTATTAATTACCAAACTGGCAAATCCTACAAGACCATCCTTCTCGCGAATTGGTATAACACGCACGCCTGATATATCGACCGACTTGTGCGCCGATTCGTCCGCCGAAGCTTTAGCGTAGGAGGAAGCTTCATAATCCCTGAGAGTCTTTTCGGCTTGTGGTTGGCCTGGAGGAGCTTCTGTTAAAGTACTCTTCTGTATCGTGCGGAGTTGTGGCATCAGTAAATATTTCAGCAAGGGCATATTGAGCCTCCGTCACTAAGGTTACTAAGTGTTTATATGGTTCCTGCTCATGGTCAGGCTTATTGCGCAATTGTCTTAATCTATCAGTAACTTCGCGTATTTTGGCCCATTCGTAGACCGCTCTTCTGAGATCTTCACAAGTTTTAAGGGAGATGAAGAGAATCTTCCCCTGGCGTCGTTGCTTAAGTTCGCGTTCGTATGCTTGCAGTCCTACTACAATGCGCTCAAGGTTGTGCTCATCGAATCCCTCAAGTATCTGCTCAATAGGAATCTCAGGTATCGGTGGTGGCGGAAGTACTTTAGGCATTGGCAGCCTCCTCATCACAGGTACAATCGGTATCACAATCTTCTCCATCTGCCGGCCGCATAGCAACCGAGATGTGAATACTCACTCCTATCGTGTCGAGTCGATCCTCAACGAACTGAAAGAAGCCTGCTATATTCGAAATTAATTTGCAAGCTGCGATATTACGTTGATGTTCATCGAGATGATTAAGACCTTCTAATTCTATATGCCATTCGGGAAGGTTGTATGATTCAATATCTGACATTTCGTCACAACTCTCACAGCGGATGACAACATCAGGATGGTTCATGATTATCCTTCTTCAATAGGGGTACTAAGGGTGAATCTGGTATACGCTCCATAATGACAACAGCCTGCGTAGCGACACGAGCAGACTCTTTCATTTTCATGTCCTCAACCATTTGACGGTAATCGCGATTATAGAGTGCGTATTTACGCATGAAGACATTGCCGTCCTTCTTGCGATCTAATGCATCTTGATATCCCGATTCACCGATGATATAGGAGGCAATCTCAAGGCAATCCTTGAAGTATTCATTCTCAGTGGCAATGCCCTTGAACTTATAGGGGTTGATGCCCAAAGAAGCAGCAAACATGCCCGGATCGGTACATCGACCT